CTTTAACGATTACTTGCTGCCAAGTGTGTCTGCATTGCGGACGCGCTACACCTGTATTTGGATTCGTGTACCAACCACCGCGTAGACTCCACACATTGCGACCTTCCTCTACGCTCATCGCGTTTATATCCTCACGGCTATAAAGTCGCTTCATATCCATCAATTCTACGCAAAACGGACGCGACTTACCACCTGCAACTAACTTAGGTGCGTTTGCTCCTAATTCATAACGGTACATAACCTTTAACGGCTCTGTTCGTGCGGGATTCTCTTCGAGCGTCTGCAAACCTTTCTCGGTCAACTCATACGCGCCAACCTTATCACCTGCGATCTTTTCAGGGCTGTATTTGATGCGTCCTGCTTCACGCAAACGATCAATCGTGTCTTTCACATCACCGATAGAAACCTTTGCCACCTTTGCGATTTCCTCTGATGGCATAAACGCGTCCTTGTTTAATAAATCCAATACCACACGATCTAATGACTTTATTTCAGCCTTTGCGAATGTCATAAAATCCGATTCGCTTACCTCTACTTCGTCCGCGTTCTCGGTTTCCAAATCGCGAAACTTCACCACCTCATATTTCGCTGCATCAACACCGTACTTTGTGAACAGCTGCAAATTTGCGTTAGGCTTCACGTTGCTATACTTCATGTATTGCGAATCCTCCATGCCCAAGCGTGATAACACGTACTTACGCAATCCATCAACACCTAAAGCGTTCTCGATAGCTGTATCGCTCGGCATCCAATCAACTGATTTAACGCGCTGTAACTTAAGATTGATAGGTAACCCCAAATCATGTGCGATTGTGTTGAACACATACTCAATGCAACGCTGACGGCTAACCACGTAACGATTGTAGAAAGACTCTTCCATCACAACCAACTCATTACGCTGCCCTAACGCACCTGCAGTGGTAATGCCTAATAACAGTTTCGGGAATTCATGTGCTGAACATATATTTAACTCCGACTGTTCTGCAACTTCTTTATAAAGCGTTGACTGATCCGGAACATTAATAGCCTCCACGTCCGTTGAACTATCACGGCTTTGATAAAAGCCTACAATCATTCGCTTACCTTCCGGACTTGTGAAATTCTTTGTAATGCCGTCCGTTATTTCGTCCTGCTTTTGTTCGTCAGGGATATTCCCGTAGATCTTAACCTGCATCATTGGTGAGAATGACGCGGTGATATTTTGATATTGAAAATCAGAATAGGCAATGTGATTCTCGATCCAAGTTACACCGCCATAATAGACAGGCAATGAATACACGTACTGATCAGGATGGAACACTGAATAGAAAAATATCTGATCACCATTACGGTCGTTAGGATCGTAGGCAGGATAAACCTTATAATCCTTCTCTTCTGCGAAGTTTTTATTCTCGATCCGCTTACCGTTTTTCATTACATACCACTTTCTCGTGTAATAAAACTCGGTAGTATCTTCATTCGTGCGTAAGTTAGCAACGTCGATGTGTTCTAACGTAGCCGTGCGCTTATTCTTGCTCCACTTCACCAACACCGCGAACATATTGTGAATTTCAAAGTCGCGCGTCCATCGTAACGTCGACTCGGTCAAATCCATGTCCGCAAATGGCTGCTTAATTAGATTTTCAGCTAACGAACGCTGCGCCACGCTCATGTATGCGCTACGCTCAAAAGTCCATCCACGACCTGCGATGTAATTCACCTTCGCGTTGATGATAGCCGAATGTAATGCGCTACGACGATATAAATCGGTCAAGTAATACGGGAAGTCGTTTTTCTCACCGCTCTTAATTATATCCGTATTTTTAATTTCCACGAATTCAGGACGCTTTCTATTGTTAAAAGCATTCCATTTAATTACGGGAAGTATGTTTTTATTTTCCTCCATTAGAAGTGATATTGTGTTGTGCTATTAGGCAACTGATATTCCTGTTCGTTAACATCGTTAACTTTCATCTGTCCGCGCTCTACTAATGATGTCGCAAGGCTTGGATTTGTATTAACCGCGCTTGTCTGTTCGTACACAAAGTAGTTGTATATCTGCTCACTTAACGATGCCGTTGTGCCTTCAATAAATGTAAATTGATCTTTACGATCATCACTTGACGTAGGTTGTGCAATCCACGTTACTACGTTGTTCTTGCCCTGACCAACGCAGTAAAACAAATAGTAAGGACTCGTTAACGTAGTCTTTTCCTTTAACGTAAATACCAATGTTTGACTGATGCCTTTGGTAACCTGAATCATATTAATAAAATTACGTAATCACGTTTCGTTTAATAATAATAAAAAAACCCCGTGAAGAGCTTTCACGGGGCAAACCAAAACAAGGGGAAAACCAAAACCCCGAGCAGAATTTATGCGGAAACTAAAACGTCCCAGTTATTAGTGATGTGCGGTGCTTTTACCTTTTCCATTCCTGTAAAGGTAACTGTGTAGCCGTTACGATCACCGTAAGTTGTTCCTGACTCATCAACAGATGCGCTGCAGAACAACCCGTTCTCATAACCAAATAAGCGGATAGCACCGTTGTTATACTTAACAGCAACTTCGAATGTACCACCGTGATATTTCTGCAATTCATTTAAGAATGCAGCCGTTTTGCCGTTGTACACGTAGTTAACTGTCGGAGCATACATGGTAGTGCCATTCTCACGTGATGTAGTACCGTTATCAGATGCTGTAGCCGTAGCCTCTTCGCATTCCAACTTATACCAACCCGTCAAGCCTTGACCGCTTAATGTGGCTTGACCTGATGTAACCGCAATGCCAATTAAGGCACTCGAATATGTTTTGATCTTTACTTCCTTAATACCACCTACGTTATCGCGGCAGTCTAAGACAAAAGATTGATTAATGTTACAAGCCATTTGTTATATTATTAAGAAAGGCAGTAGCCTTACGGGGCTACTACCATTCAGGTTATAAATTATGCAGTCTTGAAAGATACTACGTGCTGAGGGAAGAACACACCAGTTGTAAACTTCATGCGAACACGTGCATACAACTTGTCATCCTTCTTCTCGTACCAAGTCATCCAATCGGTGCTGTCAGACTCTTGGTCAGTAGCGATGATCAAATTAGACTTATAGAAAGTGAAGATACGGTTCTTAAACAATGAAGGCATACCGCTTAATCCAGTGTTGTCGCTGTTTAATCCCGGTACGGCTTGGATCACCATGTTTGTACCCGGTAAAGTGATACGACGAGCAGCGATGTCTGCAGCAGATGCAGAATAGTGGAAGAAGTTAGAATCTTTCACTTTGATAACCAACTTATCAAAAGTATCATCACCGCAACAAGTGATCAAATCTTCTTTGCGCTTCATAGCAGCAGGAACTGACAACCAGTGGTTGTCGAAGATAGTGATTACGTTCTGAGTAGTGATTGAAGTTTCGTTAGTTGTGTTAGAGTTAACATAACCACCGATAGTTTCAATAGTCTGAATGAAACCGTTAAACTGCTTTAGGTTAGTTGTTGCAGCACCTTGTGTTTTAGATGACTGCCAGTAAGCAGACTCAAGGTTTGCAGCGATCTTCTCAGCGGTACGCGCCATAATAGCAGATACTAACTGTGGCGCAGAATTCTCGTCCAACTTAGCACCAGCGCGTAAGTAACGACGAAGAGATTTTGCGTCAAGATCTTTGAAACACCAATCCAACTCAACTTTGAAGTTATCAACTGTCAAAGTGATCTGATCGAAGTTACCAGAATCTCCTGAAGGGTTAACAGTAGCACAAGTGCTGTCTGCTTGGAATTGAGGATCAACATCGAAGTATGTCAAACGCTCGGAATACTTGATACCTTCTACAACGGTAACAAGTGGAACTGTTACGGGTGAATAAATCGCAATCGAGCGAAGGTCTGCCGCTTCGTCGGTTACGTGATTGGTCATCCCTGTTAAATCAAATGCCATTTTGTGTAATTTTTATTAGTTAGTAATTATTTTGATTATCGGTTAAACAACTTAGCGCGTGTAGCTGCAATACGCTCTTCTACGCTTTGTTGGTTCTCTTCATTGCGGAATTCGTTGCGTACTGGCTCTGAATTCTGTGGTGCATCACCAAGTTCGTCGATAGCCTTTGTAACGCTTGACTGAAACGCGCTGAATTGCTCTTTGAATTTTTTAATCTCTTCGTTTTGTGCAACCATTACAGATACCTGTTCGCTCATTGCGGTGATGTTGCTTTTAATAGCAGCCAATTCATCTTCTGCAAACTTTTGCACTTTTTCAACACGCTCGATTACCTCTTTTGCCATTGGCATTTCAGCAGGTGCAACAGGTGCAACGGGTGCAACCGCTTCAGGTGTTTCAACTTCAACCTCTGACTCTACTTTCTTAATTTCAGCGATAACACCGCCAACAATTACGATAGTAGTCATATCCTCTAATGTGTATTCACCGTCAACGGCAGGTACATCACCTTCTGCGGTTTCAACCATAACAGCCGTACCTACCGCAGGTTCACCATCCCACTTAAGGATAGAGCCATCAGGCAAAGTAGCCATTCCGAATGTTTGTTCAGTTGCAACCTCTTCAGGTTTGAACGCAGCAAATGCCTCTTTGAGTTTTGCCGTGAAAGTCTTTAATGATTCAGCGTTGATGTTCATGTTTATAAAATTACGTTAGCTATAAATTGTTTAGAAATTGGTCAATAGTATCGTTAAGGTCTTTCATTACGTCATCAATAGGATGCGATCCGAATTCCATCCCGAACATACCTTCGACGCTGAAACCTTTGAACTCACCTGCTTCGATCTTAGCGCGTATTTCAGG